CTTAAATCCGCCCGCGGTAACTCCGGCGACGGACGCAAACTGTTCCAAATCCTCGCCGCCGCTCTCTACCGCCTTGTATATCGTAGATATCAGCGTTGATAGCGCCGTGCTGCCCGCCTGAGACTGGATGCCGAGCGATGCAGTGGCAGCGGAAATAGCCAGGATATCCGTTTCAGACATTCCGGCAATGCTCGCCGTGGAAGCGAGCCCCTGCGACATTTCAACAATTCGGCTTGCCGTAGTTGCCGTACTGTCGCCGAGGTCTGCTATTGTGCTGCCCAGGCGTTCGTATTCGTCCGTGCCTGTGATATTGGTGAACTGAGCCAGCATTGTCGCGGCGGTGTCCGCCGTCAGGTCTGTTGCCGTGCCCAGTTCCGCCATTACCGTCGAAAACGATGTTAAGTTATCGGTTGCAATGCCGAGCTGTCCGGCAGTCTCAACGACCGTTGCAAGCTCTGTTGTGGTTATCGGGATTTCCGTGGACAGTTCCTTAATCGTCGAAGCCATCTCGTCCAGGGAATCGCCGGACAGTCCTGTCGTCCTGCTGACGCCTGCCATTGCGCTTTCAAACTCGACCGATGCGGAAATACAGGCTTCCAGCGCCGCCGTGATTTCCTCAAGCCCTTTTACAACGCCGGCAGTAGCCAACGCCGCCGAGAGCGTGTCAAGCTGCTCTGCCCAGTTTTTAGTAGAGGACGCCGCTTCTTCCTGCGCGTCCTTCATTTCCTTTGTTCGTGTAGTTAGCTTTTCCTGCTCCAAGGTAGTCTTGGAAATATCCGCCTGTGCCTTTGCGTACTGTTCCGAGCCTACGCCGTATGCCTCGCGGACCTTATCGAGCCAATCATACTGTTCTTTGAGCTTTTTGTTCAGATTTTCGGACTGCTCCGATACCAGCTTTTGATACTTGGTGTAGTTTTCTTCCGAGGTCTCACCGCGCTTAAAGGCTTCTTCAAGCGCTTTCATCTGGTTATCTACGTTTTTGAATTCTTGGACGATTTCTCGAAGGGAGCTCTTTAATTCTTTTTCGCCCTCTATCTCGATTTTCGTACCGGCGCTCTTGCCCATATGCTCACCACCTAAATTAGATCCGGAATAGCATCTTCATCATTGAACGGGTGCTTCATTTGCGCACCCTCATTTTTTATCTGAAAGCAGGCAACGAGGTCAAAAAATTCTCCGCAAAGCATTGCGTCCCGCTCCTGCCGTGAAAGTCCTAATTGAAGCCCGTAATATGTCCACCATGCAGCGCTTACGGGTTCATCTGCATGGTGTCTCCGTTTTTTCTGTCTACCTCTACTTCAACCTCTCGGAACATTCCGGCGGAAACCGCCTGCATAAGCGCGACGCGGTAGTTCATCACTTCGCCCACGCTGCACAATATTCCGAGCTCTTCAAGGGTAAATGCCCGCTCTTCCTTGTTTAATGCGAGGGACGCATAAGCGCGTCCCCCTTCGAGCAGAACCGACAGCGCCCAGAGAGTGCCTTTATATATCTCTGCGATACTGTCTCCGTTAATGGCGTCCGCGAATTTCTCCACTCCGCCGACCTTTTCGGTGATTTTCTCCACCGCTGACATTGTCAGGGCAAGGGTATATGTCTCGCCGTTTATCGTAACGCTGCCGGTCTTCATTTTCTGCTCCTCCTATTAGTTGATGTTCAGGCAGTTCTTGATGTAAACCGTTGCATCTGCCTCGCTATCAAGGGTCGCCTCACGCTTCCAGGCGTGTTTTGTGCTGTCATCGCGCATGATGGTTGCGGTCAGCTCCGGTGTCTGCCACTCGATGGTTTCGCCCTGAGTGGACGCAGCATCCGCAGGGATGCTGAACATAATCTTCGTGAAGACGACCGCACGGTACTTGTAGGTGTTGTTGACCTTTTTCTTGATGATGATGCCAAAGCCGAGATAGGGGGTGCTCTGGTCGTCGTCGTAGAGCATTTCGGTCGCGCCCGTTGTGCTCAGCCCGTCTATACTGAGTTTCTGAGGGGTAATACCGAGAATTGCGGCAGACGCCGCCTGTTCCAGGTCGTCGGTGGTAATCGTCAGAGTACCGCCGCTGAAAGAACGGTCGCTCTCTGCGATTGCATTATCAGCGTAGAGGTTGTTATCCTCCGTCGCGTCGATTTCTGTGCTAAACTCGATAGCCTTTGCCAGCAGTCCGCCTTCGCTGTAGGAAACAGCGCCGTCAGTGCTCTGGTAGATGGCATAATACGGTTTGCTAAGTCCGATAGTAGCCATTAGTTAGCTCCTTTCATTTGAGTATTTTTTCAAATTCATCGTCGATGATTTCGTTCATCTTATCTTCAACAGCTGTGCGCTTGGCTTCGACGGCAGGCTTGATAAACGGTCGCGCGCGCATTGTGCTTGTTCCGCTCTCCATCGCGTTTGCAAGCAACTGATATGCGCGGCTCTTATCGCCGTTTTCGTAGCCGTCCCACCCGATATGGGCGTTCCAGTTGCCGCCGGTGCCTTTTTTCTGGATTTTTGTAACGCCGAGGGCATCCGCCATTCCGCCGGTTGCGGTATATCCGACATTTTTAACATCTACGCCCGCTTTGCTGCCGAGATAAGTGGGGTCGGCGAGATTCTGCTCAAGCCGCGCGCGGATTTCATCCGCCATGATGCCCGCGCCTTCGTATATTGCCTTTTTCGCAATATCATCGGCATTGTCGGCGAGCCGCTGAAGCTTGACCCAAAAATCTGCCGTTGTTTTGATGGTCAGCCGAGCCATTACGCAACCTCCCAGTCCCACGTGTAGTGATAGAATCCGGTGTCTTCTTCATACTGGATGGTACGCAACGACCAAGCTATTCCGTATTTGTCGAAGCTCTCTCCGAGCTCGTCAATCCACGGGTCGAATTCCTGCTTTGTAAACAGGTCGGTATAACCGGTGATGCAGCTTTCAGTGTGCTTGCCATCGGCTTCAAGGTCGTTCTTGCCGTCTTCCTGCCACACGAAATAGCGGTTGCTTTTAATGCGCGCGGAGTGGCTCACGGCGCTTGTCACGTCTGTGTGAGCTGCGATTATTCGTTCATACAGTTCCATCCAACACCTCATAGTCCTGCTCGATTTTGACAAGCGTTAGATCCATCGAAGGCGGGTAGGTGTCCGCCATCGTCTGGATGCTGTCTATGCGGTACTGCTTGCCGGAGATTATCGCGACATCCTGCGTAGATACGCAGTCATGGCGCGGCACCCTTATCAGGTGTTCAATCTGAACCTGATTCTGCCGTGCGTTATAGTAGCGCGTAACGCCGACTTGCCTTTCCTCGAAGCGCAACCGCGCTTTTGGTACCAGCTTTTCAATCGGTTTTCTGCCCGGTTCGGCACAATCCCGCACATCGCATATCTGAACTATCCCGCTCTCAAAGGTCGATGTGATTTCCTTACTCGGTCTGTTCGGCGCTTTCCACATAGCGCGCCACCGCCCTTTCATTCCGCATTCCCAGCAACAGCGGTGCAAAGTTATTTTCAAAAACGTCAAGTGCTGCATCGCGGGCATATCGGACGTACTCAAACAGCAGCGTGCGCGGGTTACCATCGGCGGTGTAGTCTGCCTCGGTGCCGTAGATGCCGTTCAGGTAAACCATTCCCGACGCGATAAGGCTACTGATTTTCAAATCAGTAGCCCCATCGTCCCATGTGATATTGAGATAGTTCTTGATGTCGTCAAGCAGTCCACCGGGAAGCTGCCCTCTGTCGACCGCCATAGGGATTACTCCTTAGTGACGGAGACGGAGTAGGTCTTGGTTGCAATGCCATCCTCGGCGACAACCTCAACCTCGACAGTGTTGCTGCCGGTCGCCCAGGTGAGCGCAGAGCCGTTCGCAACGGTCTTGCCGTTGAGCTTGATGGAGACAGCAGCGCCCGCATCAGCCGCGACAGCGTTAACAGTGTTGGTGTTGTTGGTGGTTGTCGCAGTGTAGCTTGTGGTTGCTGCGCTAAAGGTGGGGGACAGCGCAGCGCCGCCCAGGCTCAGACTGGACAGAGTAGCATCGTCACTGGGGGCTGTGGAATTGACCTGCTCCACAGTGTAGCTAAGCGGCTCAAGCCCGGTGATATCCAGGCGGAAGAATGCGTTGTTGTCCAGCGGCATACCATTGGCATAGGTCTTGATGAGGTAGACACGCTCGTCCTCAAGAAAATGATAGTCGTCGGAGTACTCGATTCTGCCGTCCTTGCTGATACCGGCAGCGGCGAAATAACGATAGCCCATGCCGATGATTGCCTCTCCAATCTCCACGCTGGGGGACTGGATTGTAGTAATCGGGTAGGGGAGAACGTCGTTACGATAGGTACCGTCGGGCGCCATGATGGTAGTTGCCGGCATTACCTTGGTGAAGTAGTCGGCAGGATTGACGATGAGGATAACATCGCGCACCTGGCGCTGCTTGCCGTTGGGGTCAACTGCCATATAGCCAAGCAGCTTGCCGATGGTCTCGGTCCGGAAGTTGGTAACGGCAATCTTTGCCTTCTGCGGATAGACGCCGCCGGAGACGGTAACATCATCGCCGACCTGACGGTCCATGCCGATAGGCTGGTCCTTGCCGGTGCCGGTGATAATACCCGCTTCCAGCCCGTTGGCAAGTGCCTCATACAGCACCTGACGAACATATGCGTCAAGCCACTCGGGTCCCAGGTCGAGCATATCCTTGCAAACAGGAAGGAACGCACTAAGCTTCATAAGCCCGGTGTCGACCTCTTTGAATCCGGATGTAAGCTCTTTGACAATCTCGGTTGTCAGGGCGCCCCAAGCGGCGGTCTGATAGCCGTTGGTGTTCATCAGCATCTTGATGGCGCCGTTGGTCGGCTGGAACGTAATCTTGCTGAGCAGGGGATGATTGGTCTGGAGGTCATCAAAGACGCTGTCAATGATGGTCTCGGGCATTACCACATCAAGGTTCGCAAGCGCCTGTTTCGGGTTGCGGTCCTTCATTGCTCCGCCGAGCTTCTGGTAATACTCTCTTTCCTCGGTGGTCAGCTGCCTGACCCCGCGGGCATTCAGAACGGAGGTGTCCCGCTCGTTCTGGAAGTTCTCGATACTCTGCTCATAGTCGGCGCGGATGTCCTCGCCGACGGACTGCATCATATCTTCAAACGCCTGGGCAAAAGCGTCGGCGTCGTTGCCTGCGAGTGCCGCCTGCATTGCAGCGCGGATCTGCTCGCGGGTCTTGATGTCGCTGTTTTTCATTTTTAGCTCCTTCTTTCTTTTTTAGGCATTAAAATGCCCGGCAAGCATTTGCATAATGC